GAAATACAGGATCTCAAGGAGTCATCGGATACACTGGTTCACAAGGAGTTATTGGTTATACAGGGTCCAAAGGAGATACTGGAAACACCGGATACACAGGTTCTCAAGGAATTCAAGGTATCATTGGATACACTGGTTCATTGGGATATACTGGATCCAAAGGCGACACAGGAAATACTGGGTCTCAAGGAGTCATCGGATACACTGGTTCATTGGGTTATACAGGTTCGATTGGAGATACTGGATCCAAAGGAGATACTGGAAACACTGGATATACCGGTTCACAAGGTATTCAAGGCACTATTGGATATACTGGATCGATTGGATACACCGGCTCTCAAGGAATCACAGGATATACAGGTTCCTTAGGTTACACAGGATCCAAAGGCGCAGATGGTGGACAATTAACTGCTGGAACTTATGTTGTTCGAGGATATCTGACAAGCACACAAACAGTTACCGCTAATGCAGATGCTAATATTCAATTTGTTGATGACTTTGATCCAAATAATTGGTGGAACGCAACAACATACAGATTCTTACCCACAATAGCTGGTTATTATTTAATTAATTTAAGTGCATGGTGGGCTGCTGGTGCGATAACAAACAATCAAACTAATATTCAGATTAAGAAGAATGGCACCACTCAAATAGCCATTGACCAGGCACAAATCCTTACTGGATCTGGTTATAGCCAGAGTTTATCTTCCATTGTATATTTCAATGGTACTACAGATTATATTGAGTTTACTGCTTACACAGGTAATACAACGAGTCAAAATCTTCAAACTAGTGGTACGTGGTTTGATGCTGCACTTTATGCATATGGTCCTACTGGATATACAGGCTCTAAAGGTGATACTGGTTCTCAAGGAGTTATAGGGTATACGGGTTCTCAAGGAAATCAAGGATCTATCGGTTATACAGGTTCTATAGGAAGCCTAGGTTACACTGGATCCAAAGGCGACACAGGAAATACTGGGTCTCAAGGATCTATCGGTTATACAGGTTCTATAGGAAGCCTAGGTTACACTGGATCCAAAGGTGATACAGGAAATACAGGATCTCAAGGAGTCATCGGATACACTGGTTCACAAGGAGTTATTGGATACACTGGATCCAAAGGTGATACAGGAAATACAGGAAATACAGGATCTCAAGGAGTTATTGGATACACTGGTTCACAAGGTATTCAAGGAGTCATCGGATACACTGGTTCCAAAGGTGATACAGGAAATACAGGAAATACAGGATCTCAAGGAGTTATTGGATACACTGGTTCATTAGGGTCATTAGGGTACACTGGTTCCAAAGGTGATACTGGAAACACTGGATATACCGGTTCTAGAGGACCTGCAACCGCAATCAACGCAACAAATGATAACTTATCTACTACAGCATATCCAGTTTTTGTTACCGCGGCTGGTTCAGATGTAACTCCAAACGTAAGTACAGCAAAACTGATTTGGAATTCAAATGCTGGAACCCTTACGATTGTTGGTTCACTTCTTGCGAATAGCAAATCCTTTAAAGTTCCACATCCAACAAAAGAAGGAAAGATGTTGGTCTATGGTTCTCTTGAAGGACCAGAATATGGTGTGTATGTTAGAGGAAAAACAACTAACAATATAATAGAACTTCCTGAATACTGGACGGCTCTAATTGACTCAGAAACTATTACAGTTAATTTAACACCAATTGGAAGATATCAAAAACTATATGTCGTATCAATTTTTGATAACAAGGTACTCATAGCAAATGAAAATGGTTCACCCATTAACTGTTATTATGATGTAATAGCAGAACGCAAAGACATACCAAGACTTGAGGTAGAAGTTTAACATGGCAATATTTCACTCACCAAGAATACCAACAAACGGTTTAGTTTTTTCAGTAGATCCAGCAAATATAAAATCATATTCTGGTTCTGGAACATCATGGGTTGATTTAACTGAAACGAGAAATAATGCAACTCTCATTAATACTCCGACATTTAATTCAGCAAATAATTTAGGCACGTTTAGTTTTGATGGAGTGAATGAACGAGCATCATTTACTTACACAAGTTTACCCACAGGTTCTAGTGCTGGAACTATGATGGGTTGGGCAAAAACAACTACGACAGCAAATAACGGTTATGTAATTTCTTATGGTGAAACAGGTCAATTCAAATGGAGAGGTTTGGCTAGAATAGGTTCTCAATTTTTCTTTTCTGGATTTGGAAGTGATGTACTAGGCGGCACCGTTGTTGCGAATACTTGGTATTTTTGGACAGGAGTTTTTGACGGCACCAATGCATTTTTATATGTTGATGCTGCATTGATACAATCGGGTGCCAGAACTTGGAATACAGGCACAAGTGGAACACCTAATATAGGAGCATCACCTTCATCTGTTGATTGGTGGGCCGGAGAAATTTCTTACTGTTCAATTTATAACAGAGCTTTATCCGCAGAAGAGGTTCTTCAAGTCTACAATGCAACAAGAGGAAGGTTTGGTAAATAATGGAAAATAGAACTTACATTATTTTTTCTACATCAGAAATATCTTTAGTAAATTTTGATCAAGTATTAGAAACTTCTGAAGAAACTGTTAGAAAAAATAATGATCAAACAAAAGCCATTTTAAAATGGGAAGGATCAACACCATCTTCTATAGAACTTCTTACAACTAAAAGTGATTATTATACACACGAACAAATATTAAACATTTTGAATTCTGAAGAATGGAGTTCAAACGTGCCCTATGATGAAACCTTATAAATCATTTTTAATCAAAAAAAGATAAATAACTCTTATGGCACATACAGATAAAAACATAGTTATTACACCACACAGTGGTAATACTACCAACGATCCTAGAATTGCTTTTTCTGGAGCTAATGCTGCCGTTTCGGCACAGACTGTTACAATGTTTGTTTATCCAACCGAAGCGGGAACAATATCTATAGAAGGAACTCCTGGACAACTTTTTTCTGTCACCAATAATTTAAAAGGCACTATATTTGCAGTAAGTGATATTTCAGGCATACCTTCTATAGAAGTCCTTGATTCTGGAATTGTAGAATTAGCGCAGTACAGCGGAAATGTACTGATAGGCACAGGCATTTCAAAGAATGAAGCTCTTCATGTCAATGGTGTTATTTCAGCAAACGCAAGAAATCCTGTTAGATTTTATGACACAGATGCAACACACTTTGTTGCATTACGTTCACATTCTACAATCACGACAAACGTAACATGGTCACTACCGAGCAGTGATGGCATATCAGGACAAGCAATAATAACAGATGGTGCAGCGAATTTAAGTTTTTCTAATGTAGCATCGCCAGGAAAAGCAATCGCAATGGCATTAATTTTTGGATAAGGAATAAAAAATGGCTCAACCTAATATAGTAAATGTATCAAGAATTTTAGGCAATACGGTATTTCAAAATGTAAATACAGTTGCGGCAAATGTCGTTGCAAATCCAGCATCGAGTAATTGTGTTTATAAAATAAACACTTTAATTATCGCTAATATTGACGGAACAAACTCAGCCGACATTACTGCAAGTATTTTCAATGGCGGAGTAGAAAATAAAATTGCACATACTATTCCTGTTCCTGCTGATGCAACATTAGTTTTAATTTCAAAAGACACTTCGATATATTTACAAGAAGGTGATTATATAAGATTATCAGCTTCAGCAAATAGTGACTTGTGGGCAACTTGTTCTTATGAGGACATAAGTTAATGCCATCATTTTATGACATTAATGCAAATGGTTATTTAGGTGGTTATAGACTTGACTCCTCTCTTCCTGGAATTACTAATTTAAATTCAACCTTATATGCTTTACCTAGAAACAATCTTGCACTGTATTTGGACGCTGCAAACAACAACAGTTATCCTGGCTCTGGTACAACTTGGACAGATTTAAGCGGTAATGCAAAAAATGGAACATTGACTTCAGTTTCATTCAGTTCTAATTTTGGAGGAATACTGGCACCAACATCAGGAGCTGGTTATGTTACTTTAGGAAATAATTTTAATTATACTTCACAGAATTTTTCTATAGCTTTTTTCTTTTCTTGGAATAACAATCCTCAACAATCGGCCGCTGCGGATGCCGATTATTTATTTTCAAAAGGTGCATTAAGTACCAGTGGTTATGTATTGAGATTAACATCTCAAGGCCAACTAATATTTTCAACAAATCAGGCTTCCGCAGTACAAGCCACTTCTACATTTGGTAGTGTATGTAGACCTCAAGAATGGCACTATGTAACAATTACAAGAAATGGCTCTTCAGTAGTAATATATGTCAATGGAGTAGATGTTACATCAGGAAGCGGTTCTCATACTAATCCACTAACAAATTCACTAAATTTTAGAATTGCATCTCATTCTACAGCTACGCCTACTATATTTTCAAGAACTCAATGGGGTGTATTTTTGATTTATGAAAAAGTATTAGATCAAAACGAAATTTGGAATATATATGAGCTATATCGTTATAGGTACGGCATATGAATTATATTGGCAGGCCTAAAGTTATTCCAACTTATTCAGTATCCTCTCTTGCTTTTACTCAAGCTCCTGGTGTATGGAATATAAATGAAGTTTATAACAGACTAGCAGGATTAGGCGCATCTACATCCAGTTTTGCGGCATCTGCTTGGCCACAAAGTCAAAATAGAACTTTAACTTATAGAGCAAATACAACTGGATCTGGAGCAAACACGGCTTTAACATTAGTACATCCAGTCGGTGTAACTACTGGTGATTTATGTGTTTTATTTCACGCAGCTTATGATGCAGATTCGGATAAATTATTAACTGGTCCAACTAATTTTTCAATTATTCATCCATCTACTGGATACAACTATTCAGGAACTTTAGTTTTATCATTGTGCGTTTCATATAATATTCTAACTTCTACAGCAAATGTGACTTTACCATTGTTATTTGATAATGATAATTTTACAGGTTCGCAAGCACCCGGAAATCAAGCATTTGTTGCATTGTATTTCTATATGAATAATGAAATACACCATGTAAGAAGAGTTCCTTTTTTTAGATTTCCAACTAGTAGCACAACGAATCCTGCTAGTATAACGATTGATTCCGGTCAGTATCCACAGGCATGCCCATTATTGGCTTTGGGGTCTGTAATATCTAACACGGCAACCAATCTAGGATTAAGCGCCACTTCTCCTGCGTTTGATAATGTCATCATAAACACTGCGGCAACAAATATAGAACTTGCTGTTGGATACAAAATATATAACTCTGCACCAGCAGATATTGTAGTCGATACCGACAGCACAACAACAACTCAAAGAATACAAACAGAATTATTATCCATTAGGAGTTTATGAGATGCTATATTCTTTAAATGGAAATTATCCTCAACCTTTACCTTTTAGAATAAGACTTTCTGATGGAAGTACGCGAACTGATCCTTCAACTTTTACTTCAGAGGAAATCATTGACGCTGGATATATGCAAGTCGCAGATGAACCAATTCCTACAGATACACAAATTGTTAGTTGGTCATCAGAAACATTATCTTGGATAGTTCGTGATAAAACACCAGAAGAACTTCAAGCTGAATTAAATGGTGCTAAAAATGATAGATTAAGTTATGTCACAAACTGTAGAGATAAAGACTTTAATACATTAACTGCCACGTGGAATAATGACACATGGGATGCTCGTGAAACAGATTCTACAAGAATCGCAAATGTTTTGACTATGATACAACAAGCTAGTCAACAAGGCATTCCTACGCCATCAACAATTGATTGGAGAACTTATGATGATCAAAGCAGAACATTGACTATACCAGAATTGACTCAATTAGGTGCGTCAATGTTTCAAGCCCAACAAGTTATTTGGTATAAGCAAGCAACATTAAAAGATCAAATTCTAGCTGCAACAACAGTAGCAGAAGTAAACGCAGTTGTTTGGTAAGATAAATAGTCTTACATACATAGGAGCTTTCAATGGCGTCACCATCAACAAGAGAACAATTTAAGGATTATTGCCTTCGTAGATTAGGATATCCTGTTATTGATATAAATGTGGCTGACGAACAGGTTGAAGATCGTATAGATGATGCTCTACAATTTTTTCACGACTATCATTTTGATGGCGTAGAAAAGATTTTCATGAAACATCAAATCACACAAACCGACATAGATCGCCGTTGGATTCATGTTCCCGATGTAATCATAGGAATTACTTCTATATTTCCTTTTGATAACTCAAACGCTTCCGTAAATATGTTCGATTTGCGTTATCAATTAAGGTTGCACGATCTATACGATTTCACTTCGGTGTCTTATGTTCCATATACAATCACAATGCAGCATCTTAGAACTCTGAATCTACTATTCAGTGGAACACCTGCAATTCGTTTTAATCGTCATGTGAATAAACTTTATCTAGATATAGACTGGCTAAGAGATGTGCAATTAGGTGAATATCTCGTTGTCGAATGTTACAGAAAACTTGCCCCAGACACCTTTACTGGTACCGGTACAGTTTCGGTTGCAACTGGGTCCAAAGACATTACAGGAACAGGAACCATATTTTATAGAGAATTTATACCTGGAGATGAAATTACCATTAATGGCGAATCAAGAAGAATCATTAACATTACTTCTGACACTGCAATGAATGTAGATTCAAACTATACTTCTACAGCTTCATCTCAACAAGTTACAAAAGCTGGATTATCTGATGTATGGAATGATCGTTTTCTGAAACAGTATGCAACCGCGATGATTAAAAAACAATGGGGCGAAAATCTTAAAAAGTTTGGTAACGTACAAATGCCAGGTGGCGTTGTTCTAAATGGGCAAGTTATCTGGGATGAAGCCACTGCTGAAATTCAAAAGATAGAAGAAGAAATGCAGATTTACAACGTACTACCAAATGAAATAATGATCGGCTAATGTTAAATCAATACTTTAATAACTTTCCTGGTGATCAAGTCACCAATGAGCAACTGCTCATTGAAGATCTCGTTATTGAATCATTAAAACAATATGGTATGGATGTATACTATATTCCTAGAGAATCGAGAGATTCTATAGACAGATTGTTTGGTGAAGAAACTTTGAAAAAATTTAGAGGAGCATTTCCCGTAGAAATGTATCTAGAAAGTATCATGGGTATGGAAGGTCAACAAGATATTATCACCAAGTTTGGCTTAGAGCTTGATGACGAAATTCGACTTCTTGTTGCAAGAAGAAGATTTAATCAAGTAATACCCAGAGCATTGACGAAACGCCCAAGAGAAGGTGATTTAATTTATGTTCCTCTTGTTCAAAATTTCTTTGAAATTACATTTGTTGAACATGAAAATGAACAGGCCATGATGTATACACTTGGAAAAGGTCGAGGCGGCAATGTCTACGTTTATGCATTGAAGTTGAAACAATTCGTGTTCAGTGAAGAGCAATTTAATACAGGTGTTGAAGAATTGGATGATCAAATGCGAAATGAATATAAAAGAACTATTCTTACACTCTCTTCTGGGTCTGGTTCTTTTGTTGCCGATGAAATCGTTTATCAGGGAGCGACTTATAATCAAGCAAATTCAAAAGCTATTACACATACATGGGATACATCAAACAATAAACTATTTGTCACACAAACTGTTGGAACATTTACTACGGCAAAAGGTGTTGTTAAAGGACTCAAATCTGGAGCACAATGGACTCTATCTGAAGCTGGCGATAATATGACGCCATTCGATACTATATTTGAAGACATTGCTGATAACAAACGAATCGAAGATGAAGCCAATGAGTTTATAAATTTTAGCGAAACAAATCCATTTGGTGAACCATAATGTTTAGTCCATTTTACAATCGAATTATTCGTAAGATGGTGGTCGCATTTGGCTCACTATTTAATGAAATAACACTCATTCGATATAACAATGAATTGACTCAAGAATATGAAAGAATAAAAGTTCCTCTCATCTATTCACCAAAAGAAAAATTCATTTCAAGACTTTTTTCTGATCCAGATTTAACACGGTCCGTCAATACCGTTCTACCAAGAATGGGTTTTGAAATCACAGGATATACCTATGATTCTAGTAGAAAATCAATAACCACGTTAAAAAGTTTTGCGCCTTCAGCATCAAAGACAAGCGTAAAAACTCAAAATGTTGGCGTGCCTTATGACATGGATTTTACATTAAGCATTTATGCAAGAAACATAGAAGATGGAACACAAATAGTAGAACAAATACTTCCGTATTTTACACCAGATTTTACAATCACCATTAATTTTATTGATGGTTTTCCAGAAACCACAAAAGATGTTCCATTTATACTTAACAGTGTAGACAATACAATTGAATATGAAGGCGACTTCACGACGACACGTCTGATAATTTGGAATTTAAATTTTACAGCAAAAACCTATTTCTTTGGTCCAGTGACAGATGGTGCAAAAATTATTATGGGGCAAGCGCACGCAAACGGTGATCCGATACTAGATGGAACTGGTGTTGCTATGGGTGGCGTTAAGATAGGTTTATATAATGAACTGTTTAATCGTCAATTACAAGAATTTACAATGAAAAGTACCGGAGGTTTTGGTAACTTCAAACAAAATGAAACTATTCGCGTTGCAAACAATAGTATTTTTGGTAAAGTTTATAGTTGGTCAGCAAATACATACACATTAACCACAAAAGATTGGAATGGTGTTGTTAAAGCAAACGATGTTATAACAGGTGATGAAACTAATGCAAGCTGGACAGTCGATAATATTGGTTCGACGTATATCAAAATTGCTTCAGTTAAAACAGTGCAAGATCCATTGACTGCTGGTGCAAATGATGATTTTGGTTTTACAACTACGATTACAGAATTTCCTAATGCGTGATTATTATGAAAAAAGTCAACGAAAAATTGTCAGAATTATTTGATATCGACCCTATCGACACTTCTGAAAAACAAGAAGTTATTCCCGTCAATGTATCTGAAGAAGATGATTTTTCTTTTGCAAGAAAAAATCTTCGTGAATTAATTGTAAAAGGTTCTACAGCAATCGATGAGATTCTTTTTGTTGCTAAAGAATCAGAACATCCTAGAGCATTTGAAGTCGCATCAAACTTTCTAAAAAATCTTTCAGAATTAAATAAAGATCTTCTTCAACTTTCTAAGACAAAAAAAGAAATTGAAGGAAGAGATGCTAGACTAAAAGGTGGAGATATTAACGTAGAAAAGGCAGTTTTTGTCGGTTCAACAAACGAACTTTCCAAATTATTAAAGAAGCAGAAAGAGGAAGAAAATGGATGAATTAATTGAAGAACTTAAGACAGCTTTAGCAACGTCTTTTGCCTTTTATTTAAAGGCACAATATTTTCATTGGAATGTTACAGGAAAAGATTTTGTGCAGTTACACGATTTTTTTGGTAAACTGTATGAGGAAGTCTTAGACTCTATAGACACAATGGCAGAACACATTAGAGCATTAGATGCTTATGCACCTGGTGGATTAACTAGAATGAAAGATTTATCATTAATCAGTGACACTGATATTATACCTAAAGATGAAGATATGGTCAATGTGCTATTCAATAATAATCAGACATTGCTCAATCAATTGAATAAGGTATTCCAATTAGCCGATTCTGAGAATGAACAGGGACTAGTTGATTTTATTTCTCAAAGACTCGCTTTACATAAGAAGCATGCATGGATGTTAAGAAGCATACTTAACAGATGATTTTAGACGGCTATAATGGTAATCCGAACCTGAAACGCGCAGGCGTTTCAATTCAGTTTACCGAAGATCAAGTAAAAGAATTTGCGCTTTGCGCTCTTGATCCAGTATACTTCATTCAAAATTATGTAAAAATCGTAAACGTAGACGAAGGTCTTATTCCTTTTGCAATGCGACCATATCAACAAAATATGGTCAAAACATTTCATGAAAATCGTTTCACCATTGCAAAAATGCCTCGTCAGGTAGGTAAGACTTCCACGACAGTGGGTTATATGTTATGGTGTGTTCTGTTCAATGACAATTATAACATCGCAATTCTTGCAAACAAAGGAGCACTTGCTCGCGAAATTCTATCACGCATTCAACTAGCTTATGAATATCTTCCTCATTGGTTGCAACAAGGTATCGTTATTTGGAACAGAGGTAATATCGAGTTAGAGAACGGTGCAAAAATTCTTGCAGGTTCTACATCTTCAAGTGCGGTTCGCGGTAGTTCTTTCAATTTAATTTTTCTTGATGAGTTCGCATTCGTTCCCACGAACATGGCGTATTCATTTTTCATGTCAACATATCCTACCATTTCTTCTGGTAGTACAACAAAGGTTATCATTGTTTCCACTCCTAACGGATTGAATCTTTTTTATAAAATGTGGATGGATGCAATCGAAAAAAGATCTCTTTACAAACCTCTTGAAATACACTGGTCAGACGTACCAGGAAGAGATGAAAAATGGCGTGAAGAAACTATTCGTAATACAAGTGAAGAACAGTTCGCTCAAGAATTTGAATGTGAATTTTTAGGTAGCGCAGCAACCTTGATTAGTGGACCGAAACTCAGACAGCTTTCGTTCGTAAATCCCATATATCATGATGACAATTTGGACATTTATGAGTACCCGAATAAAGGCAAAAAAGACGATGCTGGAAATTGGATAGAAATGCCTCATATTTATTGTCTGACGGTAGATACATCACGAGGTTTAGGTGGAGACTATTCAGCATTCAGTGTAATAGACGTATCTCAAATACCTTATCGGCAAGTTGCTAAATATAGAAGTAATGATATAGCTCCGATTCTTTTTCCAAACATCATTTACGATGTTGGTACGAAATATAATGATGCATATGTTTTGGTAGAAATTAATGATATTGGTCAACAGGTTGTTGATCTTTTGCATAAAGACCTTGAATACGACAATATTTTTAAAATTGAAAGCAGTCAGAAAAAAGGTCAGAATATTTCTGCTGGGCACAAAAAGAGTATACAGTTTGGTTTAAGAACGACAACTAAGACAAAAAGAATTGGTTGCGCTAATTTAAAAACTTTAGTCGAATCTGATAAATTAGTTATAAGCGATTTCGATACGGTCAATGAGCTTAGTACATTTGTTAGAAAAAAAGATAGTTATGAAGCTGAAGAAGGAAATAATGATGACTTGGCTATGACTTTGGTACTTTTTGGGTGGATGATTTCTCAGGGATATTTTAAAGATTCAACAAACACAGATTTAAGAAAATCATTTATGGAAGAGCAATTAAAAATGATAGAAGATGATTTGACGCCTTTTGGATTTATAGAAGACGGCGTAAAAGAAAACTCTGTTGTCGAAGGGGGTGATTTGTGGTTCAATTCTCCTATAAATTATACACCATCTAATTTATAAAATAGGAATTAAATAATGCCATCATATCAACAATCGCCTGGAGTTAATATAACAGAAATTGATTTGACGGGGTTTATCACTGCGCGAGGCTCTGTTATTGGCGCGTATGCGGACAATTTTAGATGGGGACCGGTAAATGAAATAGTCACCATTACAAATGAAAATGAACTAGTGAACACTTTTGGTAAACCTGACGACAACACAGCTATTTCATTTTTTTCAGCAGCAAATTTTCTAGCATATACAAACGAAATAAAAATAGTTCGGTCCGCAGACTTAAGCAACGCTAAAAACGCCACTTCTAATTCAGACGTTAGTATTGTTATACCCAATGAATTGAATTTCATTCAATCACAGGGAATCAGTAACGAAACCAAAATAAATGCTGGTCCATTTGTGGCTAAGTATCCTGGTTCTATAGGAAATTCATTAAGATATTCATTGTGCGATGCAAATAGTGCAGCATTTTCTGCATGGCAATATTCAACCATTTTTACCGATGCACCAGGAACTTCTGATCATGTTTCTATAAGAGGTGGAGCTAATGACGAAATTCATCTCGTTGTAATAGACGCAGGTGGGCTTTTTTCAGGTACTCCAGGAACTATTTTAGAAAAATATTCAAATCTATCTAGATCAACTTTAGCTAAAAATGGTTCGGGTAAATCTATTTTTTATCAATCTGTAATTAATGAAACTTCAAAATATATAAGATGTGTTTCAGATCCAATCAAACCAAGACCTTTAGCCAATGTTAGTTTTAATACTGGAGCATATTCTAATTCAGGAAATGTATATTTAACTCTTACCGGTGGAGGTATAGTTTTTTCTCAAGCAAACGTGCAAGTATCCATAAACTCTCAATCAAATTTAATTAACAGTATAGTAATTAATAATCAAGGCTCATATTCTCGCGCTCCTCAAATAGCCTCTTTGATTGCACCAAATGGTGATACTTCTGCTTCCTTTACCTGCAATTTGTTTCCTCAATATAAAGAAACATCTTCAGGTTTTTCAACGGTTCATCTTATAAACTGGAGCTTGGATGATGCATCTTTTATAAAAAATACTTCTGTTTTAGGAACTGGTTCTGTATATGGAGCAGCACAAACACTCAGGGCTTTACAATGGAGACCAGATGGAACAGCTTTTTATACTTTATCAAATGATGATATTCTTCGCGAGTTTAGAGTTTCTGAACCATGGAATCCGGACACTAGAGCGCAAGTTGAATATTTTGATACGGTGATCTCTGGTGGAATACCTTTTATTGTTCCAGTTTCTATAAATTTAGCGAACACTACAATTAATCCAAATTTTGTAGGTTCCCCAAATCATAATCCAGCTTGGGCTGGTATGTATTTTACTCCAGATGGAACTAAATTGTTTGCTTTAGAAGCATCCGCTACAGTATCTGTTTATTCCGACAAAGTTTATGAATATGATACTGATTTAACGCCTTGGAATTTACAAGCATTAAAATGCAAAGCAAATGCTTTCTGTAATGTTTCAACTCAAACAGGCTCTCCATTTGCGTTAGATTTTAAACCAGATGGAACTCGAATGTATATAGGCGCAAGCGTACCAGATAACATTTATGAATATTCTTTATCTACTCCATGGCAAGTAAATACAGCCTCTTTTGTTAGAACGACTCTTATACGAAGCACTCCAACAACAACCAGTGATATGGTCATTAATGGAATAAAATTTATTGAAAATGGTTCTGCACTATTAGTATTAGATGATCAATTAACAACAAGTGACGAAAAAATTTATCTATATCGATTAACCGATGCGTGGAATGTATCTTCAATAGTTTTGCCTCCAATATCAACATTGACGATCAATGGTGCGTCTTCACCTTCTTCACAAGATTTATATATTTCTCCCGATCAAGAAAATCTTTATGTATTAAATGATACAGATGATACTATGTCTCAATATAGTATTCGAATTGGCAATCCAAACTATAGTTCTAATTCAACTGAAAATTATTATACCACAGGACCGTTTACAGTCACCCTTGGAGGTGGTGCCGATGCTGTTCCATTCGAAGGAAACGTGACTACTGCATATTCATATTTTGAAAATTCTGAACAAATTGATATAGGGCTAGTGATTACAGGAAATCATAACGTAAATGTTGAAAATTCATTAATTTCTTCACTTATAAACACAAGAGAAGACTGTATTATTTTTATCTCTCCAAAGTTTACCGATGTTTTAAATAGCAGCGGTCAAGAAGCGGCTGCAATAGCAGCAACCAGAAGTCAAATCAATAATTCTTCTTATGCGTTTATGGATAGTGGATGGAAGTATCAATACGACAGATATAATGACGTTTATCGTTGGATACCATTAAATGCTGACATTGCCGGAATATGTGCAAAAACGTCATTTGATTATCAGGACTGGTTCTCGCCTGGGGGCTTAAAACGAGGTATCATAAAAAATATTGAAAGATTGGCTTATAATCCTAAAAAGAACGACAGAGATTATCTGTATGATAAACAAATTAATCCAGTCATTACCTTTGACAATTTGGGTTTCGTTTTATATGGTGACAAAACGCTGTCTAGAAGAGTGGGTGCCTTTGATAGAATCAACGTTAGAAGACTGTTCATTGTCCTGAAAAGGGCTCTAGTTGGAATATCAAAATATTATCTTTTTGAATTGAATGATGACGTTACTCGAAGACAGCTTACAAATATTATGGAACCATATTTAAGAGATGTTCAAGGTCGTAGAGGAATTTTAGATTTTAGACTAGTTTGTGACGAAACGAACAATCCACCAGATATTGTTGATGCAAATCAGTTGGTTGTCGATATTTACATCAGACCTAATAAAAGCATAAATTACATTCAATTGAATTTTATAGCATCTAAAACTAGCGTTTCTTTTAGAGAAGTCACACAAGATTGATAAAATATCATTTTTTATAAATAATCAGTAATTGTAAAAAATTTTATTTTTTATATAAGATTCTTTTTAAGGAGAAATATATATGGCTATTTCACTATCTCCTGGTGTTTCCTTCACGGAAGTTGATTTAACCACCATAGTGCCTTCGGTACCTTCAAGCATAGGCGCTTATGTTGGAAACTTCTCATGGGGTCCACTAGAGCAAATTGTAGATATATCAGACGAAACTCAATTAGTCGCAACTTTTGGTAAACCTGATGCCAATACTTTTATTGACTTTTTTACTTGTGCAAATTTTTTGGCTTACGCAAGTACACTAAAAATTCTTAGAATGGCTAATAGTTCTGTTCATTTGAACGCAAGTAATGGCTCAGGAGTTCTTATAAAAAATGATGTTGATTATTTAGTTAATTGGGCAAATGGTACACTTTCTACTGTATCACAATCTTCTGCTGCAAACTCAAATGGACCATTTGTAGCAAGATTTGCTGGTCCTTTGGGTAATTCTATTCTGTATTCAATGTGTGATGCAAACAATGCTACATTTGATTCTTGGAAATGGAAAAGTTACTTTCAAGGTAAACCAAATACATCTTCTTATATAACAAAATTGAATGCATCAACAGGGTTTACTCTTCCAGGAAATGATGAAGTGCATATAATTGTTGTGGACGCAGATGGTGGAATAACGGGTGTACCAAATACTGTTCTTGAAAGATATGAGTTTTTGTCTCGCGCAAGAGGTGCATTGACTGATGACGGTTCTTCAATTCATTATGGAACAGCAATCAATAATCGTTCGAAGTGGTTAAGATGGATATCTCAACCAAGAACTTCACAACTGTCAGGTGCTAACCTTAACCCTATAGCTGGTGGTTCTAATACTTATGATCTTATCACATACTCAAATGTCACAATCCCTATATCAACATCAACTTTAGAAGTCAGATTAGTCAACGGTAACACACCTGCATCAAATTCGACTAATTTCCCTGCTAGTTTAATTACAAATGCATATAGTTATTTTGCTAATGCTGACGAAACTGATATATCTTTATTGATGACAGGTGAACCAACAAGTAGAGAAAAAGTAGTTGCTGCCATAAACTTAGCAGAAGCGCGAAAAGATTGTCTCGTTTTTATGTCACCAAGACAAATCGATGTTGTAAATAATTTTGGAAACGAAACAGCTAATGTTACTAATTTTAGAGGAAATTTTGGAACTCCTGGTAGTTCAAACGTATCATCTTCTTATGCCGTTATGGATAGCGGATGGAAATATCAGTATGACAAATACAACGACACCTATCGTTGGATACCTTTGAATGGTGACATTGCAGGATTGTGTGCTAGAACTGATAGAGAAAAAGATCCTTGGTATTCACCAGGCGGATTGAATAGAGGTTTCATTAAAAATATTGTTAGACTTGCTTATAATCCAACAAAAGCTCAGAGAGATTTGCTATATTTAAATCAAGTAAATCCAGTGGTAACTTTTGCTGGGCAAGGTACAGTTTTATTTGGTGATAAAACTTTGTTGGCTAGACCTAGTGCGTTTGATCGAATCAATGTTCGTAGACTATTCATTGTATTAGAACAAGCAATTAGCAGAGCAGCAAAATATTCATTATTTGAATTTAATGATACCTTTACCAGAGCGCAATTTGTTAATCTAGTAGAACCATACCTTCGTGATGTTCAAGGTCGTAGAGGTATAACTGACTTTAGAGTTGTTTGCGATGACACTAATAACACAGGAGAAGTTATCGACCGTAATGAATTTGTAGGCGACATTTATATTAAACCCGCAAGAAGCATCAATTTCATTCAGTTGAATTTCGTTGCAACTCGCAGTGGAATTGATTTCCAAGAAATAGTCGGCAGATTCTAATAATCGATAATAAGGAGTATAACAAATGGCTTTTAATATAAATGAATTTCGCTCACAAATGGTGGGCGATGGAGCTAGACCTAATTTATTTGAAGTGTCTATGCCCTTTCCTGCATTTTCTAGTCCTGGAGATGCTCAAAGAAAATTAACTTTTATGTGCAGGTCTTCTTCTTTGCCAGGTTCAACCATTGGAGTTGTACCCGTTCAATATTTTGGAAGAGAACTTAAGTTTGCTGGAAATAGAACTTTTGGTGAATGGACAATGACAATCATCAATGACGAAGATTTTGCTATCAGAAATGCTTTCGAAAGATGGTTGAATGGAATTAATTCACATAATTTCAATGTTCGTAATCCAATAGCTTTAAATCCAGGCACATACACAGTTGATGGAGAAGTTTATCAATATGGAAAAACTGGAAACACCTTAAAGAAATACAGAATAACAGGTGCATTTCCTACTGATGTTTCACCAATTGATTTGGATTGGGGCTCTAACGATACTATTGAAGAGTATACTGTGACGTTAGCATATCAATGGTGGGATGCTATTGATACTGGCGTAGTGTAAGTTTAATTTAATTGAAAAAGAAAGAATAGATTATGGCAGGTATTAAACTATTTGGTTTTACTATTGGAAAAAAGGAGGTTACTCAGGTCTCAAAGCCTGAGCAACCTACCTTTACACTTCCACAACAAGCGATCGATGATGGTGCAGTCACCGTCACGCAAGGTGCATATTACGGTACCTATGTTGATTTAGAAGGTTCGGTTCGAAATGAACTTGAACTTATCACTCGCTATCGTGAAATGGCAATTCACCCAGAATGTGAAGCAGCAGTCGAAGAAATTGTAAATGAATCCATTACGAGAAACAAAGAAGGAAAAATTGTTAATCTTGTAATGGATGATTTAAAGCAACCAGATTCTATCAAGAAAAAAATTCAAGAAGAGTTTGATAACGTTCTGAGAATGTTGAATTTTTCAAATCTTGCAGAAGATCTTTTTAAAAGATGGTATATCGATGGAAGAATATATTATCATATTGTTGTTAATGAAGAGAAACCTAGACAGGGCATCAAAGAATTACGTTTTATAGATCCAAGAAAAATAAGAAAAGTTCGCGAGATCTATAAACAAAGAGATCCAAAAACAAACGCTGAAATCATCAAAGCGATGAATGAGTATTTTGTCTATAATGATAGAGGCATTAATACTCAAACGTATACAGCAGGCACAAATCAAGGAGTCAGAATAGCTCCTGATGCTATCATATATGTCACATCTGGTTTAATGGATGCAAAAAATGTGATGGTAATTTCTTATCTTCATAAGGCTATTAAAGCTCTAAACCAGCTTAGAATGATTGAAGATGCTATCGTGATTTATCGTCTTTCACGCGCACCAGAAAGAAGAATTTTTTATATCGATGTTGGTAATCTTCCAAAAGGTAAAGCAGAACAATATCTTTATGATATAATGGTAAAGTATCGTAATAAGCTCGTCTACGATGCAAACACTGGTGAGATTCGTGATGAAAGAAAGCATTTATCAATGCTTGAAGATTTTTGGTTACCAAGAAGAGAAGGTGGAAGAGGAACAGAAATCACCACACTTCCAGGTGGGCAAAATCTTGGTGAAATAGAAGACATTAAATATTTTCAAAAGAAGTTATTTCAGTCACTTTCCGTACCAATATCAAGGCTTGATGTTCAGCCTGGTGGTTTAGTTGGTTTAGGAAGAACTACAGAAGTTACTCGTGATGAATTAAAGTTTGCAAGATTTGTAAATAAACTTCGCGCAAGATTTACACAGGTATTTGATCATGCTCTTCGCGTACAACTTTCATTAAAAGGAATTTGTACGATTGAAGAATGGGATGAATTTAAAGAATTTATTCACTATAATTTTGTTGAAGACAATAATTTTGCTGAATTAAAAGAGGCAGAATTAATAAGAGAAAGAATCAATACCGTTGCAATGGTTGAACCATTTATTGGTAAGTATTTTTCGCAAGAGTGGGTCAAGAAAAAAATTCTTTATATGACTGATGAAGAAATTGAAGAAATGCAAGAACAAATGGATGAAGAAAACGCAAACATGCAAGCTCAAGGGATTGATCCTGCTACAGGGCAACCTATGCAACAACCTATGATGCCACAGGATCAAATGCAACAGCCTCAAGATATGACACGTTCTGATGATCAAGTACAATCACCCACTCCAGATCTTGATGCGGACGTTTTAAATTTTTCAAAGAACATAAATAAAAAATAAATTGGAGTAATTCAATGGACGATATAAAAGATTTCATTTCAAATATTCTCTCTGGAAATAATGTTGAAGCAAAAGAAAATTTTGCTGATTTAATTTCATCCAGAGCAATGGACGCTCTTGCAGAAAGAAAACAAGAAATTGCACAATCACTTTTTCAAACAGAAGAAAGAGTTGATGAAGAGGTTGAATCAATCGAAGAAGGTCCAATTGGTGCAGCTTTGGGTGGAATAGCAGGAACAATGCTTGGTGGACCAGTAGGTGGAGCCATTGGTGCCGCTCTTGGTCATAAAACAGGCAATGTTACTAGTGCAGCAGCAAAAAGAACTGGTCAGGCAGTTGGTAGTGCGGCACGAGCCACAGGTCGTGCTGTGAAAAAAGTGGGTGCAGTTGGTGCAGGAGCACTTGCTGGTGGCGCTTTAGGTGGACCAGTTGGTGCAGCTTTAGGCGGATATGCTGGTCATAGATTGACAAGAAAAGAAGAAGTTGAATCGCTTGATGAAATTTCTGCACAACTTCTAGCGAGATCAGCCCATTCCGCTTCTGATCCAGATAACGAATACTTGGACGGTAAAGATCACGATCCCCAAAAATTTGCTGATTATGCAAAGAAAACAAAAAGTGCTAAAGATGCTAAACGTGTCCAAGCTGCGGCCGATGGTGAAGGTCATTGGCCAGGTGGGAAAAAAATTAGATCATATATGAACAAAAAACCGTAGATGTAGAAGGTAAATATAAAGGCTTATCAAAAAATGAAATCCTTCAAATCTTTTGAAATAAATGAAGAAGTCAGCTTAGAAAAGTTTGACATTCTTGTTCGCGCTGGGCTTGCTAATAAAGCCCAGTTGCAACGCTTACATACTATTCTACAAAAAATGCACGAGAAAGATGATGTTATACTTTCTCGTGCAGATAGAATGATTGTGACAAATTTATTCAATAAGATGTTAGAGTTAATTACATCAGATAAAACAATCTTTCAAAAGGCAAGACAGTCAGTAAAAGAAGAGCAAGAGTTTATAGAAGAATCTTCTCATGAAACTGATAAACTTCCTTCTATACTCATTTTAAAAAGAAAAGCTATCCGTTTATTTCCAAACAATGTAAAAGTTGCCATTTATCATAGCGATAAATTGAATCGTTCTTTTGCTCTTCCAATGTCTGATTTAAGTATGTCGTCTGTCACAGAAGAAACTGAAGCTGCTGGTCCAATAGAAGGTGGAGTGATTAAAACACTCAGACAAATCATAAAAGGAAAAACAGCTAATGTTGTTCAATTTAAAGATGGTAAAAAAATGAAGGTCGACATGTATTCAGCGAAAGCTATACTTATGGTATATGATGCAGTTGATCCACAAAACAAAACAAAATTGGATCAACTATTGAATAAAGATAAACATGGTTTTATGAAAGTTGCAGATTACGCATTTTCAAAAGCAAAAAAATGAATATAGAAAACATACTAAATAGGAATTATATAAAAGCAAAGGAAGAAATCTTTGCTAGAATGAATGAAATGTTTGAAAGAAAACTTTTTGCGCTTAAAAAAATTGTCGCAGAAAATTTTATAGAAGAAACTGACGAAGAAATAAATGAAGCAAATATAGTTCGTCAGGGTAGAGTAAAACTAATTCGTGTTCGAATTAGAGGCGGAAAGGTACAAAGAAGAGTTAAAAAATCCGCAGTAAAAGGATTTACTCTAAGAGGCGGTAAGCTAAAAAGAATAACCGCCATGCAAAAAATAAAAATGAAGCGAGTTCAAAAAAGAGCCGCGGTAAAAAGAAGAGCCAAAATGTCAAGAGCTATTCAAAAGCGCAAACGCTCCATACGCAAATTAAGAGCGATGGGTGTTAGATAAGGAATAAAAAATGCCACACGAAATTGTAAAAGGTCCAAAAAGTAGAGTAATGATAAGAGTTAATGGAGCGACCACTGGTCTTGTCGTTAATCTTGCTAATGTTGCTTCAAATACTACAGTTTCATTAACTGGTGCAGTATCAGAAGAAATTGTCACGAGCGCAACTATTACTAGAGTTTTTTGGTCAACGGCAAACACAGGTTATTGGAAAATTTCTAGAGGCGCAACAAGTGTATTAGAACTAGGCGGCTCTGGTTTTTGGAATTTAGTTGAAGCTGGAATGTCTGTAGCAAATACATCAACAGGAAATGTTGGTATAGATTTAGTCGGAACTACAAACGGCTCACTTATCATAGAATTAAGTAAAGACGCAACATATTCACCAGATCCTGGATAAGTAAAATGAAACTAATTAAAGAAGTTATAGAAGACATTCAATATGTCACAGAACAGCGTGAAGATAAATCAAAAAATTATTTCATTAAAGGTCCATTTCTACAAGCTGAAATAGCTAACAGAAATAAGAGAATGTATTCAAAAGACATTCTTACAAATGAAGTGAATCGTTATCGCGATCATTATATAAATCAAAATAGAGCGTTTGGAGAACTCGGTCATCCAGATAGTCCAACTATAAATCTTGATCGTGTTTCACATATGATTAAATCATTAGAACCTGATGGAAACAATTTTTACGGTACTGCGAAGATAATGACAGAAACACCATATGGAAAAATTGTTAAGAATTTAATTGATGAGGGCGCTCGCTTAGGAGTTTCTTCACGCGGAATGGGAACTATTCGCCCAGGTCCAAATGGTGTTAATTTAGTACAAGACGATTTTCATCTAGCAACTGCTGCTGATATCGTAGCAGACCCTTCAGCACCAGATGCTTTCGTAAATGGTATTTGTGAAGGCAAAGAATGGGTGTTTGTTAATGGCGTATATATGGAACAACATATTGAATCTGCCAAAAAACAAATTCAAAAGGCTTCAAGAAAGGATATAGAGTCCGTTGCGCTTAAGCTCTTTGAGAATTTTTTACGAAAACTTTAATTTTATAAATAAAATAACAAAGTTAGGAGAACTTTCATATGAAAAGTAATTTACTTGAAGCTGCCGCAGAGATTCTATCAAAGAGCAAATCTTCTGCACCAGCCGAATCAATGCATAAGTCTGATGCTAATGTAGAAGAGCTTGGTGGCGATACACCAACAACTCATCAAGCATCAAATCCAGATGCCACAAAGAATACTAAAAAAGCTACTGCTCCAGGTGCTGCTCCTCGTGTTGGTGCCATGCCCGCAGCAAAGCTAAAAGAAGAAAAAGATGAAGACGAAGATGAAGAAATGGAAGATGAAGAAATGGAAGATGAAAAAGAAGATAAAATGAAAAAAGAATCTTATGGAAAAATGAAAGAAGATGTTGATTCTATTTTTGAAGGCGAAACAATTTCTGAAGACTTCAGAACAAAAGTCTCTACCATTTTTGAAGCTCGTGTTCATGATCGTGTTTCACAAATTCAAGAAGCTCTTGAAGCTCAATACAATGAAAGTCTAGAAGAAGCAATTGCTGATGTTACCACTGCAATCACAGAAAGAGTCAATGACTATCTAAATTATGTTGTTGAAGAGTGGATGCAAGAAAATTCACTAGCAATTGAAAAAGGTCTTCGCACCGAACTAACCGAAGAATTCATCGTCGGTCTACGCAATCTTTTTGTTGAGAATTATATTGACATTCCAGACGAAAAGGTTGATTTGGTTGAAGAACTTTCTTCAAAAGTTGAACAGCTTCAAACTCAACTTAACGAACAAATTGACGTATCCATTGAACTTGTAAAAGAACTCAATGAATCCAAAAAGATTGAAGTATTTCATTCCATGACCGAAGGTCTTACACAGACACAAATTGAAAAACTCAAGTCGCTCGTAGAGAGTGTTGAATTCACCACAGAGGAAGAATTCGCTGAAAAACTTGAAACAATTAAGGAAAATTATTTTCCATCTGATGTAAAGCGTGGAAATGAATCTTCATTGCATGAGTCAGTCGAAGATCCAGAACTAACAAATCAAGTTAAGATTTCTGATCCAAGAATGGCTGCTTATGCACAAGTAATTTCTAGAACTTTAGCAAAGTAATTTAAAAGAAAGAGGAGAAACTAAATGTACCTTTCAGAAGAAATCCAGAAGAAGTGGGCTCCTATACTAGAGCACCCAGATCTTCCCGCAATTAAAGATCCATATCGTAAAGCCGTTACAGCAATGGTTCTTGAAAATCAAGAACGTGCTGTTATGGAAGAGTATCGTCAACTAAATGAAACCCATGTCAATGCTGCCGGCACAGGCGGTTTTGGTGGTGGTGCTAATCCAGGTGGTCCTGTTGCTGGTTTTGATCCAATTCTAATCAGCCTTGTTCGCCGTTCACTTCCAAACCTCATTGCTTATGATGTTTGCGGTGTTCAGCCAATGACAGGTCCTACAGGGCTTATTTTTGCCATGCGCTCACGTTATGCTGGTCAAACCAATACATCCGTTAATGCTGCTCACGTTGAAGCCTTCTTTGGTGAAGCTAATACCGGATTTGGTGGAACTGCTGGTGCACAGACAACACTTGCCGTTGGAACTCTTAATGCCAACACCTTCGTCAATAATGCCGCAGCTTGCACCGCAATGGCCACAGCTACAGCAGAAGGACTTGGTGAATCAGGTGGCACAACCTTCCAAGAAATGGCATTCGCTATCGAAAAGGTAACTGTTACAGCTAAGACTCGTGCTCTAAAAGCAGAGTACACAATGGAACTAGCTCAAGACCTTAAGGCTGTTCATGGGCTTGACGCTGAAACAGAACTAAGCAACATTCTTTCTGCTGAAATTCTTGCAGAAATTAATCGTGAAGTTATTCGCACGATTTATGGTGTTGCTAAGACGGGCTGCGAAGCCGGAACAACAACTGCTGGTAAGTTTGACCTAGACGTTGATTCTAACGGTCGTTGGATGGTTGAAAAAATTAAAGGTCTTGCATTCCAGATTGAGCGCGAAGCTAATCAAATTGCCAAGAACACTCGTAGAGGGAAAGGTAATGTCCTTATCACCTCTTCAGATGTTGCCTCTGCTCTAGCAATGGCTGGTATTCTCGATTATGCATCTGCTCTTAAGGACAACGTTAATCTAACAGTTGACGACACAGGTAATACTTTTGCTGGAACACTTTTTGGACGCATCAAGGTCTATATTGATCCATATGCACCAACCGCTGCAACATCAGAGTTTGCTGTAGTCGGATATAAGGGTTCAAATGCTTATGATGCTGGCATCTTCTACTGCCCATACGTCCCACTACAGATGGTTCGTGCAGTTGATACAGGCACATTCCAGCCAAAGATTGGTTTCAAGACACGTTATGGTCTTGTTTCTAACCCATTTGCTGGTGGCACTGACCAAAATTATGGTTCACTCGCTGCTCAATCAAATAATTACTATCGTGCATTCAAGATTGCAAACCTAATGTAATCTATCTAATAAAAAAGATAGTAACTCTTAGAAGGGGCCTAGTG